CCAGAAACATTTAAACTGTTTCACATTGATCCAGCAAAAGTAGACAAAATTATTGTAAATGAAAGTGAAGGTAAAGAACCTGAACAGTATGTTATTAGAGATATTAATGTAAACTTCCAACATCTAAGTGTTAGTCAAAAAAATCCTAATGCTCCTACAGGCCAAGTAGACTATACTACCACAGGTGGTGCGTATGGTAGAGGCTTTGTAGGAAATACACCACAACAATTTGGCACAAGATTTGATAGACAACAAAATCAAGTTGCCATTGAAGCAGATCATGTTGTTCACTTATCATTATCAGAAGGACTAGATAGAAACTTTCCATTCGGTAACAGCCTATTAGAAAGTGTTTTCAAAGTTTATAAGCAGAAAGAATTACTTGAAGATGCTATTATTATCTACCGTGTGCAAAGAGCACCAGAGCGTAGAGTATTTTACATCGATGTAGGTAACATGCCTACTCACCTTGCTATGGGATTTGTTGAAAGGGTTAAAAATGAAATCCATCAACGCAGAATTCCTTCAGCAACAGGCGGTGGTACTAACGTTATTGACGCTAGTTTCAACCCACTATCAATTAATGAGGACTACTTCTTCCCGCAAACAGCAGAAGGACGCGGTTCTAAGGTAGAAACACTACCTGGCGGTACTAACTTGGGTGAAATTGATGACCTCAAGTACTTTACTAACAAGTTATTCCGTGGTTTACGTATTCCAAGTTCTTACTTACCTACCGGCGCAGATGATTCTGCCGCACAGTACAACGATGGTAGGGTAGGCACTGCTTATATTCAAGAATTAAGATTTAACAAATACTGTGTTAGACTGCAAAATCTAGTTGCATACATCTTTGATAGAGAGTTTAAGATGTATATGAATGCAAAAGGTGTTAACATTGACAACAATCTGTTTGATTTAAAAATGAATCCACCACAAAACTTTGCCGCATATAGACAAAGTGAAATGGATAATGCAAGAGTTAATACATTTGCTTCACTACAAGAAGTGCCTTACATGAGCAAACGTTTTGCTATGAAACGTTTCTTAGGACTAAGTCAAGAAGAACTTGCAGAAAACGAATCATTATGGCGTGAAGAAAATACCAATGAGAACATTAATAATATAAGTGCCGGCACAGAAATGCGTGGCGTTGGAGTAACACCAAGTGGTATACAATCAGATCTAGATGATCTTGGTACTACAGAGCCGGGTGCTGATGCTCCAGAACCGACAGTTGACACAACAACTCCGGATGCCGGTGGAACAGAGCCAGGCGGCGGCGCAATTTAAGGTAAATAAATTTATGTTGTTAAAAGAATTTTTTTATTTTGGTAAAGACGGTCAAGACTTTGAGGACGATAAACGTTATAATGCTCAAAGAGATATTTCTGTGATTAAACCTAGTGACACTAGAAAAACTAGACTTACTTTAGAACAACTAAATCAAATTAGACGCACAGCAGAAGCAAGAGAAATTGAACAAGCAAAAGAATTAGAGTTTGTGCAAATGATGTACGGCCAACCTGCTCAAGAAGAACAAGCACTTTAATAAAACCCCTTAAATACCCATATGAACACGGCATTCGTACTGGGTAATGGTACCTCAAGACAGCATTTAGATCTAGAAACACTGCGTGGAAAAGGCACAATCTATGCCTGTAACGCCGTGTATAGACACTTCGAACCTGATGTGTTAATTGCTGTAGATCCTAAAATGGTACATGAAATAGTTGCAGATGGTTATCATCACAACCATGTGGTATGGACAAACTATAATAACGGCTACAAGAATTATACAAACTTAAATTACTTCCAACCTAGCCTAGGATGGAGCAGTGGTCCTACTGCTTTGTTTAAAGCAACAGAAGACAAACATAAAACAATCTATATTTTAGGGTTTGATTATATGGGATTAAATGGTGGAAAACGATTCAATAATATATATGCAGATACAAAAAACTACAAAAAATCTGCAGAACCTGCTACATATTACGGTAATTGGTTGCGTCAAACCGAAAAATCAATCACATCTAATCCTAAAATACAGTTTATTAGGGTAACTAATGATGGGGATTTTTGCCCTGCACAGTTAAATAATTATGATAATTTTAAAACAATTACATATAATCAGTTCGAAAATGAACTGTAATTCAGGGTGTTTTATCAAAAACGTCAAAAATTTACCTATTTCCACTGGTAAAAGTGGTTTTTTCGTAAATACAATGGACAGCCTTGCCTATTAACATGAACAAAGGAGAAAATACAATGTCAGATACAAGCAAATTTGAACAACTGCTTGATCTTCTTGTGAACGAAGATAAAGAAAAAGCAGAAGAACTTTTCCACGATATCGTGGTTGAGAAATCAAAAGAAATTTACCAAGGACTAATTGAGTCTGAGGAAAAAGATGAAGAAGTTGAAGAAGCAACTGAAGAGTCTAAAGAAGACGAAGTTGAAGAAGCAACTGAAGAATCAGAAAAAGAAGACAAAGTTGAAGAAAACTTTGAAGAAGAATCAGTCGAAGAAGTCGGCGGCGATGCTACAGACATGATGATGAAGGATGTAAGCGACGACGAAGGCGAAGAAGACGATATGGATTTCAACGACGACGGTAAAATGGATGATCATGAAGAAGAACATGATGACATCGAAGACCGTGTTGTAGACCTTGAAGACGCACTAGACGACCTTAAAGCAGAATTTGAAGCCATGATGGGCGACAAAGAAGAAGGCGATGAGGACGAAGGTGAAGAAGAAGGTGATGAAGAATCAGAAGAAGCCGAAGAGGAAGCAATGGCATACGAAGCATCTGAAGAAGATACTGACGATGACACTGTAGAGGAAGCAAAACAAGCAAAATCCGCTGGCGAAACTATGCGTGAATACGTAGAAAAAGTTTCTGCTCCTAAGAATTCCGAAGGTTCTGATAACACTGCTAGTCCAGTAGCGAGCAATGCTAAAGCACCTAACGATGCTAAAGCACACGCAATTGGCGGTGGTGAAGAAAAGGGCGGTAGTGCTCAAAAGCCAAAGGACATGGGAAAATCTTTCGAGAATGAACCAGGTTCAAAAGCCGGAGACACTTTTAAGAAAGCATCTGCACCAAAGAGTGCTGAGTAATTAGGAGTTAGCCAGTATGGCATACTTAAGAGAACATCTTACGTTCGATCAGGCGCAAGTCACCCTTGAGTCTAAAGGTGAAGGAGAGTCAAAAGACCTTTACTTGAAAGGCATTTGTATTCAGGGTGGTGTTAAAAACGCTAACCAGCGAATCTACCCTGTCTCCGAGATAGGCAACGCTGTTAAGACACTCAAGGATCAGATCGACGGCGGTTACTCTGTACTAGGTGAAGTTGATCACCCAGATGATTTAAAGGTCAATTTAGATCGTGTATCGCATATGATTACAGATATGTGGATGGATGGCCCAAACGGGTTTGGTAAGATGAAAATTTTACCTACCCCGATGGGTAATCTTGTAAAAACCATGTTGCAATCAGGTGTGAAACTGGGAGTCAGTTCACGTGGAGCAGGTGAAGTTAACGAATCCACAGGAGAAGTTAATGGATTTGAGATTATCACAGTTGATGTGGTAGCCCAACCAAGTGCGCCGGGTGCTTACCCAACACCAATCTATGAACACTTCATGAACACAAGAGGTGGTTATAGTGCGATTAGGGCGGCTCACGAAGTATCGAAAGATGCTAAAGCACAAAAGTATCTCAAAGAACAGATGCTACGAGTCATAAAAGGCTTGCAGTAACAAAAGGAGAAGCCAATGAGTGATATGTTTAATAAACTTTTTGAAACAGGCTTGCTAGGTGAGGAAGTTCGCACTGACTTACAAGAAGCGTGGGACCAAAAAGTGAAGGAAAACAAAGACACTGTTACTGCTGAACTCCGTGAGGAATTTGCAAAACGTTACGAACATGATAAGCAAAACATGGTCGAAGCGATTGACAATATGGTTTCCGAGCGTTTAGAATCAGAAATTGCTGAAATTGCTGAAGATAAGAAAGCACTTGCAGAAGCAAGAGTTGAATATAAGAAGAAGATCGGCGAGCATTCTGAGAAACTGCAAGAGTTTATGCTCAAGCAGTTGACTAAAGAAATTGGAGAGTTACACGAAGACCGTAACAAGGTAAGCGAAAACTTTTCAAAACTCGAAGACTTTGTTGTTAAGCAACTTGCAAAAGAAATCAACGAGTTTGCAGAAGACAAAAAAGATTTGGCAGAAACCAAGGTACGCCTTGTAAAAGAAGCCAAAGAAAAATTTGCAGAAGTCAAAGCAAAGTTTGTTGCTAAGTCAGCAGACATTGTTAAGGAAACTGTAAGTAAGAAACTCTCCCAAGAGATTTCACAGTTGAAAGAAGACATTCAATCAGCACGTGAAAATCACTTTGGTAGAAAACTATTCGAAGCGTTTGCTAATGAATACAGCAATTCTTATCTAAACGAAAAATCAGAAACTGCGAAGTTAATGAAGATCGTTGCAGAGAAGGAAGAGCAGTTAGCAGAGGCTAAGAAAACCATCACAGAGAAGACCACTCTAGTTGAGTCTAAGGAAGCAGAAGTTTCTAAAGCCAAAGACGAAGCGAAACGTGTTGCAGTGATGAATGAGTTGTTGGCTCCATTAGGTAAAGACAAAAAGGACATTATGTCTGAACTACTAGAGTCAGTGCAAACAGAGAAATTGCACACAGCATTTGACAAATATCTACCAGCAGTAATGGAAGACAAAAATCGTCCATCTGCTAAAAAACAGGCATTAAATGAGGGAACAGAAGTAACAGGCAATAAAGAAGTAAAAGAATCGGTAGAAGAAAAGTCAAACTTAATTGAACTCCGCAAATTAGCGGGATTAAACTAAAAAGGAGAAGGACAAAATGTCAGAAATAATCAACGAAAACTGGCAGGCAACCAAAGACGCATTGCTTGAAGGTCTTAACGGACACAAGAAAAGCGTAATGGACGTCACTCTCGAGAACACTAGACGTTATCTCGCTGAGTCGGCAACTGCTGGTGCAACTTCCGCAGGAAATGTTGCAACATTAAACAGAGTGATTCTTCCAGTAATCAGACGTGTGATGCCTACGGTCATCGCAAACGAGATTGTTGGTGTACAGCCTATGACAGGCCCAGTATCACAAATTCACACACTAAGAGTACGTTACTCAGATACATTTGATGATGTAACTGCTGGTGAAGAAGCATTATCACCATTCAAGATTGGCTTAGGCTATTCAGGTGGTGGTTCTACTGATAAAGCGGATGCTACAGCAACGCTTGAAGGTACACCAGGTAAGCGTATGTCAATTCAAATCTTAAAACAAGCAGTAGAAGCGAAAACTCGTAAACTATCTGCTCGTTGGACATTTGAAGCGGCACAAGACGCTCAAGCACAACAAGGTATCGACATCGAAGCAGAAATCATGGCGGCATTAGCACAAGAGATTACTGCTGAAATCGATCAAGAGATCCTTGCTTCATTGCGTTCACTTTCTTCAGTAGAAGAAACTTATGACCAATCAGCGGTATCTGGTACTGCTACATTCGTTGGTGACGAACATGCGGCTTTAGCAGTTCAAATCAACAGAGTAGCGAACAAGATCGCTCAGCGTACACGTAGAGGCGCAGGTAACTTTGCAGTTGTTAACAACCAAGCATTGACAATCCTACAATCTGCTACAACTTCTGCTTTCGCAAGAAGCACAGAAGGTACGTTCGAAGCACCAACAAACACTAAGTTTGTAGGTACACTTAACAACTCAATGAGAGTATATGTTGACTCATACAAAGCAGACAACACATCTGGTACTGATAATGACGCAGTTCTTATCGGTTACAAAGGCTCTTCAGAGGCTGATGCGGCGGCATTCTACTGCCCATACATTCCTCTAATGAGTTCTGGTGTTGTTCTTGATCCAGCAACTTTTGAACCAGTTGTAGGCTTTATGACAAGATATGGCTATGTTGAATTAAACAACACTGCTTCATCTCTTGGAAATGCGGCAGACTACTTGGGTAAAGTTGCTATCGCAGGCGACAAGGTATCATTCTCATAAGAGAAAGTTACAAAACTACGAAAAGGGCGGCTTTATGTCGCCCTTTTTTTATGACCTCGTAAATACTTTTATGAGTGAAATAAAAGAAATAGAGTCAAGTTTAGATTGGCATGAAGTAGAACAGCAGATCAGAGAACTTGCTAAAACTGCTCCTGAGTTTCGTTTTGATGTTGTAAAGTTTTGTTCAGGCATGCGTAGTGAAATAACAAAACTGGGCGAGATTGAAATGAAATATCGTCAACAAAAACGTGACAGCATTGTTCAACAACACAAAGACCAGTGTGCTAAAATTAATCGTGCTATCAAAGACTTTAGTTCTGTACATCTTATGCATTTATTTTCAAGAGTAGACTAAATACACATGTCGTTAAACGTGCCTACGTAGGGTAGGACTTATGCGGAATGACCCACCGCGTAGCCCCTAGAACGGGATTAAAAGGAGAAACAAATGGGAAGACCAGTAAACAAAAGAAACTTCGGATTACTAGATGATGGTACTAACTTTACTATCAACGTACAGGTTGGTGCTAATTCAGAATCTGAATCAGGATACATTTTAAGACAAAGATCAGTTAACAAGTTTTTAGTAAATGATTTAAAAACAGGTACTAAAACAACAGTTGGCGGATCAGGAACTGGAAATGTTGGTATTTGTACACTAGTTGACAAAGTAGCAGGCGGTTTAGGTGCTGACGAAATGTCAATTCAAGGTACACTTGATGACGGAACAGGTACTCAAGTTAGAATTAAAAAACTTTACAACAGAACTTGTAGAGATTTTAACAATAACAGATACACTTACGTTATTCAAAATGACTCAACAGCATCTATCATGGTGCTTACAGCAATCTAATTGCAAAACTATAAAGGGCAAAGTTCGCTTTGCCCTTTTCTCTTGACTAAATAATGCTATAAACAAAGGATCCTTCAAATGGCTGTAGACGTATTAAAAGTTACCGGTGATTATAAAATTGTTACATCAGGTTTATCGGGTGCAAAAGTTGAACTCGAAACACCAGAAGTAAGGATTACGGGTGATTTAACTGTACTAGGTACAACAACCACAATTGATACAGCAAACATGTCAATTGAAGACAATATTATAACAATAAACAGTGGTGAAACTTCTCTGAGTGGAATTAGTTTAGGCCAAGCAGGTTTAAACATTTATAGAGGTCCTTCAAGTTCAGCGGCAACTATGCTGTTTGATGATACCCTGAGTTACATTCAACCAAACGGAAATACAGGCCCCGGAGTTTTCACATTTAAAGTTGGGTCTGCACTAGGTGCTTTACAAGCACACGTATTAGAAACCACAGGCGAAGATTTAATACTGCTAGGACAGAATGCTCCTAATGCTGTTATTAGTGTTACTGGTACTAGTGACTACGAAAACAATGTTACAGATGACGATGATATTCCAAATAAAAAATACGTTGATACCGCAGTAAGTGGAGCGGCAAT